GGTCTTCATCTACAGTAAACCTTAAGTTAAAAAGACCGAACGAAAGTTTGTCTCCGGGCACTGGCAATTTAATGAAGGTGTTTTGCACGGTATCGATCTGACCCATACTAATGTCTGGTATTGATGCCGAGGTGCAAAAATAATTTACATGCGGTAATTTTTGGATTGTAAACTTAAATCCAATAGGAGATAAAAAACTTTTATTTGTGGGTTGATTGTTTAGTGCTGACATAATAACCTCTTTTGTATATACTATTTAGGCGAAAAAAAGGGGGACTTTCGTCCCCCCAATTCGGTAGTTCAGAACTACTCTTATTATTTACATCAAGTTTGATACTTTAACGATTCTGTAGTAAACATTCTTCTTAGAAGAATCTACAGCACCATCAGCAGCGGTTGTTGCAAATGGGTTAGCAACCATGCCATAACGAGTCTTGAATCCAATCTTAGGTTGGAAAGTGTTCTCACCAATTGCACGAACCATCTGGAGTGGTACGTATGGGCAGTAGAACAGACCCGCATCAAATGCATTAGTTCCCTTGTAACCAATTGTGTAGTAGTTAACAGTTGCTGAAGAGAAGTATGGATCGATGTATACTCTAACACGACCGTTCAATACACCTGCGAAAGTGTTGCCTGTGTCGTCAACTTGAAGGTTGTTGTTAAGAGCAGGGGTGTAATCGAGAACACCTGCCATCTGAAGTGCAGAAGCAACGTCAGAAGAAGTGATCAGCATGTTACCCTTACCACGACGAGTTGCTTTCGCAATTTCGTTCGCATCACGTTCGATCTGGAACATCAGACCCTTGAACTTCTCTACAGACCAACGACCGTTAGAATCTGTATCTAAGTCAAAAGTACCTGCAGTAGTAACGTCTCTCTGAGCACCTGCAGTCGCAGTTGAGTTTACGTTACGAACAACTTCTCGATTGATTTCAGCAAGAACTTCAGTTGACAAGATGTTTGACAACTCTTGCTCTGCGTCCAAACCATGGATTGCTTTAAGATCTTGAGCAAGTTCCATAGTGTATTCTGCTTTCAAAGCACGAGTAACTGCTGTTACAGAAACTTTCTCGATTGAGAATGCCATTTCTGCGAAAGAGTTGTTAGTCGCATCACCGAGTGCTTCAGCAGTTGCTGTTGTCATACCAGTCTGTACAGTGTACGTAGAACCAGTAGGATCAGTTCCTTCCATTGTAGTTGATGAACCACCTGCTTGTGCAGAGAATGAAGTATTTGCTTCATTGAACAATGCTTCGTCACCATCTTGACCTTCGTAACGTGAACGCATCGCAAAGATGAGTCCAGTAGGACCAGTCATTGGTTGCACACCACAAATGTCGTATGCAATTAGGTTAGGCATTGAACGACGAACCAGTGAGATTAATACTGGATCAAAAGTATCGATTGCACCATCACCTGCAGTTGAAGATGAAGCACCCATTGCGTTTGTTGGTGCCGCTTCTCCGAGCAGTGTAGTTCCGAACTGTCCACCTTGATGAGCACTTTGCTCACGAGCTGCCTGTTCTTGGTTTTCTAACAGTTGTGCGACAACAGTCCTCTTATAAGCATCTTTGATCTCAGGAAGATCGTTATGCTCAAGAACTGGTTGCCACTTTTGAATAAGAGCATCAGTTGCCATGTTGGTTTCTCCTTACGGTTTTATTTACCTAGTTTTATTTATAAATTTTTACTTTTTAACTGTTCTAGAGATTGCATCCATATATGAACGCATTCCCGGATGTACAGAAGGTTGTACTTCCTCATCAAGTTCCACTGGTTCTTGATCATCAAAAGAAGTATCTTCAGAAATTACTTCAGTGTTACCGAAATAAGTTTCCTTAATAGTCTCAAGTTTTTCTTTTAAGTCTTCGTTAGATTCAAAGTCCACACCTTCTGCTAAAGATTTGATCTTAACTACTTGAGATTCTGTCAGTCCTTCACACACATCACGTGTAACTAATTCTTTTTGCAATTCCATGACTTGCTTGCGCATTTCAATTTTCTGATCCAAATCAGTTTGCGCAGATTCCTCTAACTCAGCAACTTTTGTTGCCAATTCGTCAACGAGGTCAACTTTCTCTTCAGGAATGTCAATGTAATTTTCTGTGAACAAGTTGCGCAGACCGACCATAAAGTTCTCAACGATCTCTGACTTAATGCCTTGCTCAACTGCTAACTCATTTTCTTTCATCCACTCTTCTGCAACATATTCCAAATAGTCGTCTAGTTTTGCAGATAGTGATTCGACAATTTCTTCTTTTTCTACTTCAAGTTCTGCTTCCAAATCAACAGTAACTGTTTCAAGAATCTCGTTTACCTTTGAAACTACTGCAGCTTCAAAGATTGTAGATGCTTTTTCCACGAACTCTTCAGACAAATCTTGTCCACCAAAGATTGCTTCGATGTCTTCAGATACGTTGATGTCAGAAGAAGTGATCTGTTGGATTTCACGAATAGATGATACTTCTTCAGTTTCTTCAACTTCAACATCTTCGTTATAAGAAGCATACAACTTCTTAACGTCATCCTTTTTCATTTTCTTCATTTTGTCATTCATTGCGGCAATCATACCAACCTTAGTGCTTGGTACTTTGATCTTAGACGAACCCTGCGCAGGATTTGTTTTGTCGATCATCTTGCCATCACCACCGGGTGATTTTGCATCTTTTGCTTCAGGATCAGGAATTTCCGATGGATCACCCATCGATGCTTTTTTCCCTTCATCCAGTTCCAGATCAGTATCAGTAGTTTCTACTACCTCAACTTCCTGAACTTCCATTTCTTGTTCTGTCATGAGAGTTCTCCCTTTTTTAACTAATTAGTAAATGTATTTATAAAACTTTAAAGTTTTGTCAAAAAATGTTCAAAAATCTTTAGTTTGACATTTTCTAAATCTTTCTTTGATGCTGTTTGAATTTTCTTTTCATAGTCAGCAATCTGTGCTTCACGAATGACACCATTTTCCCATACCCATTCTTTACCTTCCATAATACCATTCACAAATGCGTCAGGTGCTGACGGATCAGCAACAATGTCTGCCGCAGTTGCGAGATAAAAATCTGATTGAACAACACCAGTTCCATCTTTAGACGGTTTGACGGACCCCATACCACGAGACGATACACCTAACTGCCCACCGTCTTTGATTAGTGATTCTACGATTTTACCATATGGTGTTTCGGTCATGATTTTTGCTTTGCCCATAAAGTTAGAACCATCTCTTTCTAACTTAGTAATCATGTGCGACACACGTTCTAAGTTGATAGTCGGTCCTTGTGGGTGACCTAATTCACCATATGCACGATTCTTTTCAATATACTGTTCGTTGTAACGTTTAACTTCTTTTTCAAGAACACCGGCAGGATACATGCGACCGTTACGATTTTTGATATCCCCTTGCATGAAGACACCTTCAATAAACATACTCTTCTTGCCAGTTCCTTCGTCAAGAGTTTCTGTAATGTAATTGATTTCTTCGTTTACTTCGCATATAAGTTTCATGTTAGTTCCTATACCTTACTGTCGTAATATGTTTTAGAGAGTTCACCACGTTCGATGGTTTCTCCAGTTTTTCGGCATTTTACATATGTCTGCTCAGTTACGCCTGATGGTCTTGTGAAACTTCTAACACCAGAAGCAGTTGTCCCGTTAGCATCAGAATACGTATCAGATGCAGTTGCGGCATTATCAAATTGCCAAATACTATCAGAACCGGGAACCGTGACCCATGCCATATTACTTTCCCTTACTGAATGCAACATCCATGAGTTTCATCAGCATGTCTGGTGACTTCTCAATAGACGCATCCATTTTCTCTTTATTTTTATCGTTCAATTTTTTGTGTAAGTTGACCATTGCATTTGCAGTAGTCATATCAATAGTAACCGACTTGCCATTAGCAAACTTGACTTTTTTAGCACTTTTAGATTTTACGATATCTCTAAGAGAATCCATGACTTTACCTTCCGATAACTCAGATTCCTCATCTTCATCGGATTCAACTTCTTCTTTAATGTCACCATTAAAAATAAAATCTTGACCGGGTGCGGGTGTATAATCAGTCTTTGAGACATTATGAAGATTCAAAAAATCTTTTTCACCTTTTGCCGGTCCTTCCGTCTTCTTGGGAACATAATCTGAAGCAGGTGCTTCTTCTACAAAGGTACTGAATTTCTTGATCGTCATGATTAGTTTCCTGCCTCTGCATCGACTTCTTCATCTACTTGAGTCTCTTCTTCTGAGATTTCAAACTCTTCTTCAACGTCAGTAGTCATAAAGTTAGATGCAATTTCAAGTTTCTTTACTTCTAATGCATCACGAACTCTGTCAGTCAAGATATCGTTGATTGCTTCTTGAAACCCTTTTGAATTTCCTTGCATTGCCATTTGCACTGCGTCTCTTGTAGTATGTGACATAAAAGTCTCCTTTAAATTCTCTGCTATTATTTATAAAAATAAATTGTTACTATTCTGGAGGTTCTTCATCAGGCATTTCATCTGCTTCTGCTTCGATTTGTTTATCAATTTCTTCGATCTCTTCTTCTTTCTGCATTAGAATATTTTTACGAACCCAATCAACAGAATAGTATCGTCCAACATATTCATCCAAATCCCGCAAGGTGTTTAATCTTTCTCTCATAATTTCAGCATCTTTCATTTCTGTGAAATGATTATCCTTCAAGAAATCATAGTAGATGTCGTGTTTGATGTCTTGCCACTCACGTTGAGTGATAATTCCTTTTAGTACGAGTTGTTTCTCTAGTAAAATATGAAAGAGTTCACTAAATTTCCAACGTAATCTATTGACAAATTTACTAAACTTAATTTCATCTCTTGTAATTTCTGATGCACGTCCAATATTAAATTGAGATTCACTTTCGAGTCTAGATATAGGAACATTCAATGACTCATAGAGTTTCTTTCTAAAATATAGTACATCTTCGATTTCACCAAGGTTTTGCCCCCCCGGTAAGGTTGAAATCTCTGTGCCTTTACCACCTTCTCGACGAGGTAACCAATAGTCTTCAAGCATCGTGAGAAACTTACGATCATCACGGACTTCACCAGTATTGGCATCATAGACTAACTTATTTTTATGCTTTAGCATCATATCTCTTAGATATTGTTCTGCTTTTGCTTTCGGCAGATTACCTACATCAATATAAAAAATTCTACGTTCTGGTGCACGTGCTAGACGATAGATAACTGTTGCGTCTTCCAACATACGGAGTTGGTTGAGAGGTTTGATTGCTTTTTGTAAATGACTAACTACCATTGAGTTGTTTGTATTCAACTGTCCAGAATGGCAGTAACAAATAGAGTCTAATGAAATTTTCAATCCTTGATTACCAACA